ATATAGGTCTAGGTGATATAATTGATTGGATAACTAGACTTACAAGAATTAAAGATTTAATAATTTATCTGACAAAAGGAAATTGTGGTTGTGAAGCCAGAAGAATAAAATTTAATAAATGGTTTAAATTTTACTGGTTCACATTAAAGTTTAGGGAAATTTATGCTGATGATTACAATATAATTCCTAAGCATAAAAAATTAATTCAAAATATAGTTCCAGTACAAGAGCCACCCAAAGAAAGACAGCAAGAGCATAGAAAAGTAACTGTAATAGAAAAACCTGTTACCGAAGCACAGGTTAAAAAATCATGTAATTGTGGTGCAAGGCGTTGACAAATTTAAAAAAAGGAGTATAATGTAGATATGAAAGACGTATTAATTAAATTTAGATATGGTGAAGAAGTTATCTGTCAGTTAGAAGATCGTGGTTCAGAATATCATATAAAAAATTGTGCCACTTTGCTTCCTATGGAAAATCAAAGTTGGCATCTCGTAACTTGGATGCCATATAGTAATGCTAGATATGGCGTTTCGGTAAAGAAAGAAGATATTCTCTTTGTTATTGGTCTTGAAAAAGACATGCAGCAGTATTATGATAAATGGAAAACTGCATTAAATGGCCAAAAGATGAATGCATAATCTAAATAAATTTGATGTATAAGGGAGAATACTCAAAACTTAACCCCACCGGATTGAAAGTATTATATCAGTCCGGTGATGTTGTTTTATTTGAAGGAAATTTATATAAAGCTCAAAAAATTACTCAGCTATCGCCATTTCAAGATTCTCTAGCTTGGTCTTTTATTGGTGAAAGCCGATTATTCTCTGGTATTGAGCCGCCAATCGATCCAATTGAAGGGCAGCAATGGGAAAGAGATGGTGTTGTTTACACCTATTATTTTGATGGCGATAATTACTCTTGGGTTGAGTTTTAATTAAACTGTAATCAAAAGTTTCAAGATATTGTCTTTTTCAAACTTTAAGTAGAACGCAGATGGTGCGTTTTGATTTCTTAAGAATATAAAAGAACAACCGTCAAACCCGGGCACCCCGTTTAAATAATAATAGTCATCTAGTGGGATTGAACAGTCTTCATCATAGAATGGAAGAATTCTCCAGCCTACTAATGAAGAATCTGAAAGATCAATCTTAATATTTGGCATAGTTGCCGTAAGATTAGTATCGTAGATTTTAGTAGAAGTTACCACGTTATCAATATATAACGATAATACTTGTATTGTTTGGGGTACAATAGCAGCATTAATATCTTCTATAGTTAATTCGTTTCTATATCCTATTTTTGCATAAGAATAGTAATCTACAGACACTGACAATTTATCATAAGAATATGGATTTAAAACTGCTTTAAAATTATCAGTCTCCCGAGTAGCATACCAATCATAATAATTCGTAGAATCACTTTTTGCTCTTGAGTATCTTTGGTGTAAATTTTGATCTACAAATATATCTAAAGTTTCTTGTTCCGAATTAATCTTTTTTACGACTCCATTTTGGAATTTACTTTGCGATAGAGTGTTAAGATCTGGAACACCTCTCATCAAAAGATTTACTGTCTTTTTCTGAAAGTACATATTTTCATTTACAATGCTGTAAGCCGGATCAAGAACTACAATTTCTTGTCCATTATTTAATTTAACAAAGCTATTGATTAGATAACGATCTGTATTTGCCTTTGTATCTAATACTTCAAGATATTCTTCAGAGTTAAAGTCTTCACCATATATACCAAAAAATTCTAAATTGTAAGGAGTATCATTATTAAATTTAGAAACAAAATATTGTGCAGTAACACCCTTTGAGGTTGAAAAATTTAAAACAGTGTTAAAATTATAATTTTTGTATGTGCCATCTGTTAAACTGGCAGAATATGATACACCTGTTAAATTTAAAAAATTATTATAAGCCCCGGTATAACCAGATAATTTATAAACACCTTCAAAACTATATTTTGATTGGGTTAATTCATCATAATAGTTTCCACCTGAAACGGCAAAAGTATTTCCTGTTCCGAGTTTTGAAAAGAATCTTTTTAAAAGTTTTAAATCAGAAGCATTGGAAGTATTAGAATAATCTAAAAAAAAAGTAACTCCATTTTTATATAAATTTGGAGAACTTTCCATCAATCCTTTTGTCATCGTAGGATCAGAAGTATTTCCTACAAATTCTGTAACAAAAAGTTCTGTTGTCTTTACAACAGTTAATGCATCTTCACTGACTTTAGAATATTTTGAAATTGTCATTGGTCATTATGAAGCATAATAGGTTAAAACTTGAGATCCCTTCGCAGAAACGTAAACTCCATTCAAGTTTCCAACATTTAAGAACAATTGTTCTCCGGGATCTAATTCATAACCTACTAACGAACCAGTTGTGCTAGTTCCTACATAAATTATTTGTGTATTAATTGATGAAGATTTGAGGTTTACGCCAGCTGTGCATGTAAACCCCGAAGCAAGGACCGTAGCAGACGCTGTGAGCGTCTTTGTTCCAGCGGTGCCCGAAGTAGGTCTTACGAGTCCGAAGGCCGCTAAAGCCGAATAAACGTCATTTACTTTGCCATAAATGGCTGTCATGCCGTTTAGGATAGCTGTATCGTTAATTGCTGCGGTTCCAGTGACGGTTACTGCTACAGGAACGCCACCTGAATTTCCTTCAATTCTTATTGAGCTAGTGGCACCTGCATTATAAATTCCTACGTTAGTGCCAACGTTAACAGTTAGTGCTGCGTCTTGGAGATAAACTTTTAGTGCGTCTCCTGAAACACCAATAGCGGTATTTCCAGTAGTAACCAAAGCCGAACGAATAAAAGTTGATCCGTCAGCGCCATATACTGAGATACTGTCTCTAGTGTAATTTCTTGCGATACCACCAGTTATAGAAACGGTTCCGCTTACTCCAGAAACAGCAACAGTTCCTTGAACAAATACTGGATCTCCAGCACTATTACCGACTACAATGACAGGATTTGTAAAATTTACAATATTTGCAGTCACACCAGTTGACAAGCTTACGGGAAGTGGTGCGGTGGAAGTTACCAAACTGGCACTTGAAGTATTTCCATATGCCAGTTTAAAAATTTGATAATGGCTTCCACTAATTTCATTTGTCTTAATGGATGCTGTTGCGCCGGATGAAACATTAATTACAAGATTGTCTGCCATTTATGCTCCGAATCAAAGATATTTAGACATAGCTAACTATTGATAAATTTTAGAATTATGGTATAATAATGATATGTATCTAGACGACAAAGCAAAATTATCGTTTTCCTCAAAAGTTTTAGAAAGAGTCCAAAAGACAAAATTATCATATATGGATTGTATATTGGAACTTTCGGAGGAAATGGGCATAGAACCCTCGGCTGCAGGAAAACTTTTAACAAAGCCAATTATTGAAAAAATTCAAGAAGAAGCCAAAGAAAAGCATCTTTTGAAAAAAACCAAAGGTAAAAAACTTCCTTTAGATGATTGACAGGCACTGATAAATATAGTAGAATAGACCACTCAGGAATCGTCCTGAGTATTAAACAGGTCCGGGTAGTTCCCGGAGAAAGAAAGGTTATATGAGTTCATTTTCAGATTTTAAGAAGCGTAGTAAGAATTCCGTAGAAGATCTCAGCAAGAAGCTTGAGAGCCTAAACACCAAAGACAATTACAAGGATGATCGATTCTGGAAGCCCGGTTTGGATGCTTCTAAGAATGGTTATGCCGTGATTCGTTTTCTTCCCCCGGTTGAGGGAGAGGATCTTCCATTTGTTAAGCTTTACAGCCATGCTTTCCAAGGCAAAGGCGGATGGTTTATTGAGAACTGCCGTACTACTCTTGGAGAGAAGTGCCCAATTTGCGAGGCTAACACCGAGCTATGGAACAGTGGTTTGGAAGAGGATAAGGACATTGCGAGAAAGCGTAAGCGCAAGCTTAACTACATCAGCAATGTTTTGGTGATTAGCGATCCTGCTAATTCAGAAAACGAGGGAAACGTTTTCCTCTTCAAGTATGGCACTAAGATTTTTGAGAAGATTCAGGCTCTCATGAGCCCTGAGTTCAAGGATGAGGTTCCAGTGGATCCGTTTAACTTCTGGAATGGAGCTGACTTTAAGCTTAAGATTCGTAACGTCGGTGGTTATGTCAACTATGACCGCAGCGAGTTTGCTGCCCCTGCGCCTCTAATGGGTGGTGATGACAAGAAGCTTGAGCTTCTTTGGAAGAAGCAATATGCTCTCAAGGAGTTTATTAATCCTTCCAGCTTCAAGTCTTATGAAGAGCTCAAGGAGCGATTCAAGAAGACTGTCGGTGATGATATTCGTGAGCAGTTTGACGAGGCAACTGTTCGAACTGTAGAGGATGACTCTACGGTGGAGCAGGTTCCTTCAGAGGATATGGATACTCTGGATTACTTCAAGTCGCTTAAAAATAAGCAGGATTGAGAGAGCCCCCGAAAGGGGGCTTTTTTATTATCTTCTCCAATATGGCATTCCGCCAATTTGGTTTGCAGTCATATCAAATAAAGATTGAGTTTCTGCCACAGTATAATGCTGATCGTTGAAATCTCTTTGTTTTGTATTTTCTCGTTGATACTCCAAAACATTTTGAATGCTTTCAAACGCAGGCTTCAGCGCAGCGTAACTTTGAGTTGCCATATTTTTTTGGTTTATTTCCTCAGTCTTTTCTGCAACTCTGCTTTCTATTGCTTTTAACTTTTGCTCATTGCGAGATAATTGATTTACAGTTTCTGACATACTTGAAGCTACTTTTACTTTTTGGCTAACAATATTATTATCTGTTTCTGATTCTTTAAATGCTTGCTGCATAAAATTTAAAGGTTCAGCTTTTACTGGTGGCTTATAATTATTTTCTTCCTCTGGTCTAGCAAGAAGATCTGGAGGGGATAGAGACTCTTCTTCTGTTGGCTTTTCTAGTAATGGAGGAGGAGCTGGTACTGCAGATACGGAAGACTGTTGTATAGTCTGGGGAGTTGATTCCGGAGGAGTTTGAATCACTGCATTATTTGAGGTCGCGGAAGCTTCCTCATTGGAAGGCATGGAAAGATAAAAAGGAACTCCGCTGATATTTGACGAAGAATTATTTCCATCTAACCCAAATATTGAATTTATATTTTCTTCCATTTTACCCCATTGACTTTCTGCTTAATTCTTCTTGTTTTTTCTGTGCTTCTTCTTCCAGATATTCTTTGAGCATGTTTAGATATATTTCGTACTCCCAAGGATACATATTTTCTATTTCAATTAAAGATAACTTTTTTGTATTGGTCAAAATGAATAATGTTTTATAATAATCAACTAAATCAAAATAATTCACACTTAAGTAAAAAAACGCAGAAAGCCCTCCAGTTTGATTTCGTCTGAGCCAGTATGCAAAATATAAAATAATCTTGGAGAATTTTTTATAAATTCTAATATTTTTTTATTGTCCTTTACTGTTATTTCTTCCAAAATTTTACTCAACTCTTCAGTTTTCAAAAGAGTAAGATCGTATCTAAATTTATTTATTGTAATAGACTTTATGCAAGTTTTAATTAAAGCTTCTTCGTTTATTGTTTCGTGAGATAAGTAATCTTTTACTTTTGGTTGAGCTAATTCTAACACCATACCCGAGTCTGTTGATATGGTTTCTTTTAGCTTCCCGGTATTTACTTTAATCTCATTGATGTTCATCATTCCAAAAATAGGAGGTGTACTATCAACTTTTAGTCTAATCTGTTCCTCCACGCTTTTAGATCGAATTTGCAAAAACAAAAATTCAAAATCAGCAAGATACAGATCTTCTGCATTACCAATATTTGAACAGCTTTCCAATAATTTACAAAGATTTTTTAATATCATCCCAGTGTGTTTTTCTTGGGATATTAAAGTAATAATTTTTTGATCTTTTACCTTAAACGGATGATACTCTATTTCTTTATTTGAAATTGGAAGTGTTGTTTTGTAATTTGGCTGCGTTTCACGTAATTGTTTTAATATATCGTCTAACATAATATTTTTTAGGTTGTTGGTGGTTCAAAGGTATATTCTCTGAATGCAAATTTTACTATTACACTTAGGAATGAATTAGTACTTTTAGCTGATAATTGAATTGGTGCTACTTCAACAGGAAAGGATTCCTCAAACTGATATACTCCCTTAGTATTACCATTTAAGTCCAATAGTTCAATCTTTAAAGAACTGTTTGCATCTCTCACAGAATCGCTATAAAAATTAGTATACCAAAAATTATTTTCTCTGATGTATAAAGATTTTTTCATCCAATCGTTTATTCCTTTTAAAAATTTTAAATCACCAAATATAGGAAAGGTTACTTGAACCCCTCCTCTATAACTTAGCCCTCTTGGGACTGTTCTTCCGCTACTTGGACCAGCTAAACCATCTGCTTGAGTTATCAATGATACAGTTGGCAAAAGAACATCAACAGCTTGATAACTCTTTTTACCACCATTTTCATTATCTGAAGCGTTTGCTCCAGTTGCATCAAAAATTTCAGAAAAAATTGTTACTAGATATCTATTGTCTCGCTGGAACCCTCCGGCTGCAGTGATTTTATTTTTTAATGCCGAAATTGACATATTAGCTGCCATGGAATATTTCCTCTTCTGTTAAAATTTTAAATTCTATGTTATGCTTTTCGCAAAATCTTTGTGCTGCTTCCCATTTTGCTGTATTTACAGCAAACATTAGTCTTTCTTTACCGGAAGCAGATTCTTTTAGTTTTACTTGTTTTTTTGGTTTTACTTCAATCAACATACTTTTTTTTCTATTTGCCTGTTCTACTTGAACCAAAAAATCAGGTATATAACGGTGTACTTTTTTATCCAAGGGGCTAACATATGGTATTTCAACTTCTTCAAAAGACCACTTTGTTACATGTGAATTTTCATCCAAAAATTTGCAGACTCTTCTCTCCCACAAAGAGCGACATGTTAATTCTTTCTTTGTGCCTATGTACTTATTTGGATTTTTTGGAGTAAATCTAGTTTTATAGGCCATTTTCAAAAATTATTTAGACGCCAACTTACCTAAATAATTTCATAAATGCCAATTGAATTAAGATATCCCCTAAGTAATATTTATGCCGCTGAAATACCATTTTGGTGTATTTTTAGCTGTGCCCCTTATTCGGTAATAAATGAAAACCGAACAAGAGACGGAATTAACATAAATGCTGGGGTAAAGATTGCTTTGCCGTTCACAAGTGAGCCAAAAATGTCTCTTAAGCACGAATTCTCGGAAGGGACCAATCCAGTAGGACCAGTTTTAAGTATTGCTGGTCTTAAGAACAGTAGTGGTGGAGAGCTGGCTTTGCTAGACAGACTTGCTGCTCCTGCTGCTGCATTCTATGAGTCTGCTTTTACAACAGACACATATAGAAGATTTAGTAATGTTACTGAAGCAACTATGACTAGTGAAGCCAGAAGAAACTTCGTTTTTAGATATCTTTTTGTACCAAAAGATAATGATGAATCTATCATGGTTGATCAAATTGTTAATACTTTTAGAAATTATTCATACCCAAAAGTTGTTCCAAACCTTCCAGAAAGATCCTTTCCCCAAAATCTTTGGACTATAAAAGCAATAAGCAATGCTGCTAATTCTGATTATCTTACATCTAGCTGGCTTGGTGAGCCCCTGCCTTGTGTTTTAACGAGTATGGAAGTCGATAAGGGAGATCCAAGTGATCCTGTTTTGAAAGTTTTGCCCAATACCAGAGCAGTGGCTACTTTATTAACTGTCACCTTTGCTGAGTTTGAGACAGGAACATTTGCTCCTAATTATCAAAATGGAAGATTGCTATCTAAATCAGAGGTGTCATTTCTTGGAGATGCAGTAGGATGAAATATTTTGCAAATTTTCCTAAAGTTAAAGATACAATTAATGGGTTTCAATACGAGTTACTGGACATTAGTTATGCTCCAGCAAGTGACTTCGAAGATTATGAAACCATGCAATCTACCTTACCTCCTGTTAATGAGGTAGGTCTTCTTTCTTTAAATCTTTATGAAGATCCAAATAATTTTTGGGCTATTTTATTTGCTAATGATGTAATAAATCCTTGGATGTTTTTAAAAGAAACTCCAACTCAGTTTAACCAAAGAAATAAAGATTTTTATGGATTTTTTGCAAAATATGCAACAAGCAATAAATTAAATCCAGATGCTCACGTAATTTTTCAACGTGAAGATATAATTGTACGCGGCGATTACGGTAATACAGGGTTTACTGCTGCGTCTTCTATTTTTACAGATTATGACACTCTAAATGATGACAATTATAACTTAGATACTTGGTTTGTCCAAAATGCATTTAGCGATACCAAAAAGGCCAAAATTACAAAAAATTTAAATGCTGGGAATACTGGTACTCCTATAATCGGTGAAGGAGAAAATATTCTTATACTTCGTAAAGGAAATACTGGATACTATATTTTAAACAATCCTTTTAGCACTTCTAGTAAAAATATAACAACTTTAGCAAATTACAAGTATGCTAAGTCACCAGTTTATTTTAGCGAAATAGGTAAATCCGATGTTATACTCTCCCCATCAGATTATATCTCTGCTACAGATACTCTAATTACAGTAATGGCAAATAATGCTCCAGATGCACCGGGACTTGATGCATATGGCGATTATACTCCAGTTGATACAAGAACATTTTATGAATATGAGTACTTTACAACTAATAACTTTAATTATTTGAATCCTGCATCTTTTAGTCAAATTTTAGGTAGATTAATTTAATATGGCTGCTAATCCAATTGATACTGTAATTTCTTCTATTATTTTAAAATCAAATGATAATGTTGAATTTGATATTAATGTTTTTAAAAGTAATGATTTTTGTCAATTTGAACGTTTGGAAATGGAAGAGAGTGTTTTAAATGTTTTCCCCAAAGGTGCTTTAATACTGAGAGATAAAAGCGATATAATGACTTATATCGCAATTAAACAAATAAAAAGTCTTCAAGTTGAATTTCAAAATGGTGAGAAGTTTTTGTGGTATATAACTTCTTTAAATTATACTAATAATGCTGCATCAGAAGTAGATCAAAGTTTTATTGTGGTTTATTTCACGAATAGTATATATCATCAATCACAAAATGTATCTTTGTATGATGAAAAAATATTTGAAATAAATCCAGAAACAGAGCAAGAGGAAGAAGTTAGTTCAACATCTCTTTGGCCCTTTTCTTATCCTTTCGTAACAACACCAGATCACATTTTAAAAACATATGGAACCAGAGCAGTTTTCAATAAACCTTTGTTTCCCATTAGGGACTCCGAAGGAGAAGAGGTAAATCTAAAAGGATGTGGAGTTAATTTATTTGTTAAAAATACACAAGAACCAATTAACTATATTTTATTCCGTCCAAGAATTTCAGATCCTGAAAGAATAGAACAATATCAAACAAATATCATAACATATTTGAATTACATTTTTACATATGCAGTTAATGAAGACCGAAAGCCATATTATCTTTTTTGGACAGATTTTTCAAATTGTTTAAACTATAAGTTTTTTGACTTAAGAAAAGATCTGGAAAGTGGAAAATATGCTTTTGACAAAGATAACAGTGATACTGGAAAAATTGAAGCATACGCGGTATATAACTCAGATGATATTGGTAGATCTTTTAAAATAGAAGATCAAGACATTATATGTAAAAAAGTATATGTGATGATAACAAATCCATCACATAGTGTAGTAGATAAAAATTATTACTATATTAGAAGTTCTCCAATATATTTGGAACAACCAAGTCACGAATTATCTGGCTCTGTAAGTGATGTAGAGAGATTGATGTCTCCTTACTTAAGTGAGACTGCAAATACAACCCTTACTACTATAACTACCTATACCATAAATGATTCTCCCGGTCTCACTTATGCATTTAGAACTGAAGCCAAAAAAGACGCAAATCTGATAAACTTACCAGATCAAGGATTCTGGGGGTATGCAAAAGATTTTCATCTCCACAGATCAACTACAATAAATGCTACAGATGCAGTTGGATCTTATGAGAATGTATTAAATTATATCGAAAGCACTCCATTAGGACTCAGAGATGCATATTTTACAGAAGCAGGAGAACAACCTTTATATCCCTTTAACGATAACCGATATATATGGCAGTTTCAATATGATCTCACAAGAACTCATCCAAACTTGATAAGAGGTTCTTGCGGAGGACAAACAACTGTTTCTGAAAAAGATTTCTATAATGATATTAGAGAAATCTTAGATACTCCTAGTGCCGACGCAGACGAATCAGATATTAGTTCTGATTTACTTCGAAACGAATTAAAACGTGTGACTTTAAACAAAGTCATGGAAGCAAAATACACAGCGATGCAAGAACAAGAATTCTACGATAATCATAGAAGAATTCTTCTAGACAAGGTAGAAAAAGAAAATTTTGTTGCTAATGTTTTATGTTGCATTGGCAAAGAAATAGTGGATAAAGAGGATTGGTTCTTTGCAAAAATTACTGGATTTGCAAAAGATAGAAGACAAATACTAAAACCAAATCTTGAGCCAGAAATTGGTTCCTTAAATAATGCTTGGATTTATTCTTGGAAAAGATTAGAACCCGGTCCAATTATTGGTGGTCTTACTGGTGGCACTGCTAGTAAAGTAGAAATACAGGCTTCAATGCATAGTATGTTCCATGGATGGACTTTAAGTTCCTGCTATGGTTCTACGGGAATGCCAACTGACACCGACATTACTAATATGATTCAAGGAAAGGGATTTACTGGCATAAGTACGTGGGCTGTCAATCTAAACGAAAGATTGAACTGTGTGACAAATAATAATAGTCTTGCTTCTTACTTGGGTCCCGGAATTGATGCCGATAACTTACAGGGTACAAATTTTAGGCTTAAACCAATAGGATACACTGGGGCGTCTTACACCGATCAGAACAAAGGATCTGGAGAACAAATTGTTAAAATGTTTAAAATTTCTGTCAATGAACTTCGTCAAATGGGAGCTTTATTGCCAGTATCATCGTTTGAGGGTGAATATGTTTATTACTTTGATAAAGAAAATGCTGTTGATGGAGCCTGCTAATGTCTAAAAAAATAACAGTTTTAGGAACAAATGTTTTAAAGATACAAACTGGAAACGCTCTTTCAAATAGAGATGAATATGTTTGTGCCAATAGTCAAATAACTACAGGCAAACAAAACGCCCCTAGTGATCTTGCTGAATGTTATGAGAGATATCCCGAATTGCATAAAATAGCCATAGCTTTAGGTGTAGGGACTACCTACAGTCTTCCTGCATCTTTCGGGATCAGCGGTTCAACAAGTGGCATTATTCCTTGTGGGATTTCAGGTTCTAGTGGATTTGGAGTCGCGGGAGCTACCAGTGGTGGCTTTACTTTAATATTTAATGATCCTGACCGAGAATGCACAAAAATTGCACAATTACTTGGAACTGCTTGGATGGGATGCTTTTGGCCAGATCCGTTGGCGAATTTTAGCTGCAATTGTCCTCTATACGGAGACATGTATGAGAATTACTTAAAATATAGACTAAGCTCTGCTACTTTCTGGGCAACACCTCTGGAAACCCCGGTACATAGACAACAATTTGTAGAATCGGTACGAGATCTTGTAGAAATAACCGTAACTGGTGATTTTTCACAGAGACCGGGAGATATAGTTTATCTTAAAGCAGATAATCTAACAGGTTTAGTTACAGAAACTGAGTCTTTACCAATAGAAAATATTAAAAGTGGATATTACTATGTTCTGCGAACCAAAAATGTGATAAAAAATGACGGAACACATACTACAATTATATCTTTGAGCAAATTTTTGGCCAGTAGATTTTATCCATCGTATAAGTCTTCTGCTCCTTTTGAAAGTATACCTTGATTCGGTAGAATCATCTAAATATTGGTGTAAATGCAAAAAGTAGATTTTGATATACTTTTAATACCATCTGCATCAACCAGTAGCCTCAAAGATATATCTTTGGTTCAGGGACTGGCATCTGTCGCACAACAAATAAAAAGTGTAGTTTCCATGAGTGCTAAGGAAATTCCTTTTTCTTCGGTAATTGGTGCTAACGTTCAGGATTATATTTCAAAAAATAGATTATATGATATTTTTTTAAATGAAAGTATAAATTCATCAGTGGCTTATGCCGTAAAGGATATTTTTAATTTATCTTCTACTATATCCAGTTCAGAAAACACTCCGGGAATTATTACTATAACAATAAAATTTGACTATAAAACCAGAACTACACAGTCTTCAAATAACATAGTGACGGTGGAGGTCACGACAACGCTATGAGCTACGATTATACTAAATTAAATATTGGAAAATTGGACTATGAAGGAATTAAAACCAATCTAGTCAATTTTTTAAAATCTCAACCAAAATTTGAAAATTTTGATTTTGACAATGAATCATCTTCATTGAATATCTTTTTGGATATTCTTGCTGCAAATACGGCATATAATGGATATTATCTTCATTCGGTATTGACGAATGCATTCCCGACAACGGCAAAAACTAAAAGAGCTTTATTGTTAAATGCCGCATTGAGTGGAGTATTTATTCCAGATAACTCATCCGCACGCTGCACGGCTACAGTTACAAATTCTTCTGCTACTACTCTACCAGCTTTTTCTACATTTAACGCCGTTAGAACAAATGGAAGTCCTTGCTTCTTTTATAATCTAGAGCCAATTCCAAATACACCAGAACCAAATACTGCTTCTGTGACTCTCGTAGCAGGCAAACGAATAACACAATTTTCTAATTTTGATTATACAAATAAAGTAATTGAAATACCTTTAATATATGATGCTGATTCTTTGGTTTTACAAGTACAAGAAGAAGTTAGTGGAAATTTTGAATTTGTCACTTGGACTAAAGTTTCAAGATATTCAAATATTGGAGTAGAAAATGCAGGCGGAAAAGTTTATACAATTAAAAATGGTCCAAATTCATACTACGTAACTACGAACATTCCGGGAGCGCTGACTCCCTCTGGTGCAGTAAGAGTAATAGGAATTGAATCACTCGGCTCTCTGGGGAATGGGGCAACAATAACAGGCTCTAGAGATTCTGCTGCTATTACTGTCGTAAGCACCGGAACAGTTTCTGGTGGTACAGATACCGCAACAAAAGATTATATTAGATCTTATTCTGCTTATATTTCAAACACCAAAGACAGAATAGTCACTCAAGATGATTATATCGAAGGCATTTATGAATTCTTATTAGGTAAAGGAATTTCTGTGACCAAAACTGATATTTCTGTTACAAGTCCATCCGCTGGAACCATAAAAGTATATGTTCCAAATCTTTCTGCTGCGTTACAGACAGAATTAATTACAGACTTTTTAGCGGTCAGAAAGATAGCAGGAATAGTAGTTGAATACGGGCAAAGCAAATGATTTTATTTTTTAATAACAGTCCCGGTGCTCAAACTCAAGACTCTATACAAACTGGTATAGAAAGAATTGTAGTAGGTGCGCTACAGTCAATGCGACAACAAAGTCTTTCTACTAAAGAATGGGATGGTGATGAGATTGATCCCAAGAGACAATTGCCAAAGTGGATTCAAAATTTACATGACACAGATCCCGAAAATGCACCTGTAGTAGATTTTTTCATTGAATACTATCGTTGGCTATTTGATAAAGACGGCTATGGATTCGGATTTTACTTAGAAGATATTAGAGATCCTTTTTATGTTCCTTCATTTTTATATCAAGCATACGCAGATGCAATTTTTTATCAGCAATTAGATTTTGAAGAATATCCAGAACTCTTAAATAATTTTCAAACTTTTTTTATTAACTATTATGAAAAGTATGTCCCCATAAAGGGAACACCAGATGGTTTGGCATATATTTTGAAATCTTTATTTGGTGCAACCACTGTTTCTATTACATCAACTGCAAGCACAATAACAATTATTTCTGATTTAGACGAAAATTATAGAGAATTATTTAAAAAATTAGCATGTCCATTTTCTTTTAATGTATCATTTAAGTGATTAATATGAATTTTTTAAATCAATGTATATCCTTTGCTATGTCTGTTGTATCTCGTGGAATAGTCGGAAAAAAAGCCGAACCTTCTGTAAAACAACTTAGAGTTTTATCTTGTTTTGGAAACAATGAAATTCCAGTTTGTGAAAATTTATTAAAAAGCAAAAAGTATGAAGGGCATTATTGCGGGGGATGCGGATGTGGAGATAAACCGCATACTCAATTACTAATTAATGGAAAAGCTTATTCAAAATTAGATTATCCATATTTAACATGTCCATTAAAAATGCCCGGATTTTCAAACTATGATCCAGCAAGTCCCCGGGAAGTATCTGAAAAAAACAGAAAATCTTTAATTGAAGTTTATGATACTTTAAAGCTATCGGAAATAGATGTTTCTTCCCCAGATCCTACTGATGATGAGTACCTGTTATTTAAAAAATTGTCAAAAATTACTACAAATACAATACCTAAATAATTTTTGACATGGAGCCATCAAACAAAGAAGAATTCATTGCGTATTGCCGTAGCGCCCTCGGTGAGCCCGTAGTAAACGTAAACGTAGGCGCTACACAGGCAGATGACCGTCTTACCGACTGTTTAAACTATCTGATGGAAAAGCACTTTGACTTCGTTCATAGAGCTCTATTTTCTTATCAGTTAAAACAACAGGATATAGACAGATTGTACATAGATACCTCTGATCTTGGAAATGCTTTAGGTGCAACTGGTGGCTGGCCTAGCGGTGAAAATATTTTGACAATCAGTAAAGTTTATCCAATAACTTCTACTGTTGGAGATTATATCTTTGATTTAAGATATCAACTTTCTATGCAGGACTTTTTCGGTATATTCTTTAATCAGGGAATAGCTCCATACGGTGCATTGGCAAATTATGAAATGGCAAGAAGCTATATTCAAACAATCGAACATACATTTGCATATCCTGTATCGTTTACGTTTTCAAAAGTGACTGAAAGATTGTTTTTGGAAATAGGTAAACAAAGATTGAAAGCAGGAAATTATATTTTGCTTGAAACTTATGTATCGATAGATATCGATAAGTATCCAAAAATTTGGAGAGATCGTATCTTCAAACGTTATTATACAGCAATGTTAAAAAAGCAATGGGCACAAAATTTGATGAAATTCAGCGGAGTTCCTTTACCCGGTGGTGCTCAGTTGAATGCCCCAGCATTGATGCAAGATGCCCTTCGTGAAATACAAGAAATTGAAGACAAGATAACAAAGATGTACGAACCACCCCCCGATATGCAGGTAGGTTAAAATGCCAACGAACCCATATCTTCAAGAATATTCTGGAGAACAAAATCTTGTTGAAGATATCACTATTGAAATAATTAAAGGTATGGGCAGAGATGTTATCTATGTTCCTAGGCAATATGCAAACATAGATAGAATATTTGGCGAAGATATATCTTCAAAATTTACAAATTCTTATCCAATTGAAGCTTATGTAGATTCATGGAAAGGATTTAACGGTACAGATATAGTAAATCAGTTCGGCATTGAAGTCAAGGATAAATTATCATTGACTGTGGCAAAAAGAAGATTTGAAGAAATTATAACTGCTTCTGATCCAACAATAACAAGACCAAGAGAAGGCGATTTAATTTATTTTCCTCTCTCTAAAAGTCTATTTGAAATTAATTTCGTAGAACACGAAAGTCCTTTTTATCCATTAGGAAAAAGATATAGCTATTTCTTGACATGTGAAATGTTCTCTTACAGCATGGAAAAGATTCAAACAGGCAATACTGCAATTAATGAAATCTACGACACATCTTATAGAACATTCTTTGATCTTACCGTAGACAGCTTCAGTGGTGGAACTGCATTCTACGAAGGACAGCGTATTAGTAAGATAACCGGAGCAACAGGATATGGTGAAATTATTAATTGGAACAAAGGAGCTTCGATGCTTACTATCAACATTTTCAGTGGTACATTCAGTGCAGGAAGCACAGTTTATGCTCTAGGGGACACTGCTGGAAATTATCCACAGGTTACAGCTTATATTACTGGTATCACGGCTAATGCATATCGATATATGTCTTATGGCCCGTCGAAGACACTCAAAGGAAATAACGAAGACTTTGAAGCTGAAAGATTCAATGAAAATGTTGTTCCCTTTGATATTAAAAATCCATTTTCGGAAGGTAGTTGCTGATGTTTGGTCCTTACTACGGAGAATATTTTAGAAAATTGGTAATAGGTGTTGGTACGCTTTTTAACAACATATATGTCACACATCCAGAAGATGGGGTCGATAAGAATATAAGAGTTCCACTAAGTTACGCGCCAAAGGAAAAATTTATAAGAAGACTTTTGGAAGAATCTTCAATTAGTGATAATACAAAAATAGGAATACGTTTGCCTCAACTTAGTTTTGCAATTAACCAAATTGCAGTTGACAATAATAGACGTAGAAATAGAGTCTACAAAGAATATTATGAAACAGAACCCGGAAAGGCAAATGTAGTACTAGTTGAGGTTCCTGTAAATGTTAATTTTAATTTATTCATTTATACAAGACATATAAATGATACACTTCAAATTGCAGAACAAATAATACCACACTTCAATCCTGAATACAACTTGAAGATAAATTATAATTTGGCACGAGAAGAAGTAGTAGTTCCTCTTGTAATGTTAAATTCGCTACAACTGAATGAACGATATGATGGAGATTTTGGAAATAGGAGATTAAATATGTCAAGTCTGGCATTTGTTGCCAAAGGTCATATTTTTGGTCCTCCACCCGGAGTAACCGGAGCAGCGACTGTGAATACTATAACAGAGTTTGATTTGAACCTAGATGTTACCGATGTACCAGATGGTGAGTAATTTATGGATGTTAACAACAATTTACAAAACTTTTTTGAAATAGAACCAGTAAAAGAAACCGAAGTAAAGCAAGAAACAAAACAAGGAGTTACTGGTTGTGCAATTCAAGACTACGAGTTTGCAAGAAAAAACTTGCGTGGTTTAATTGACAGTGGTTCCGAAGGATTGAAGGGAATAATGAAAGTCGCAATGGAGTCAGATAGCCCAAGAGCATATGAGGTTCTTGGTAATATGATTAAAACATTAGCGGATATAAATGTAAATCTAATGGATGTTTCTGCCAAATTTGCAGAAACAAATAAAGTTACTGTGAAAAACAATACTACTAATTCAATTTTTGTAGGTACAACAAAGGATTTACAGAACTTAATTAAGAAACAAAATGAAGTTGTGGAGGTAGATATAAATGAACAATCAGAGAAGCGGCTACAGATCGAATCCGAATCTTAAAGCTCCCGGAGTAAATTTAAACTATACCCAAGAGCAGCTTGAAGATTACATGAAGTGTGCTAGAGATCCAGTACACTTTATATCTCAGCATGTAAAAATTGTTACATTGAATAAGGGCTTATCTCCGTTTGAACCTTATGATTATCAAAAAAGATTCATAAGTGCTATCCATAACAATAGATTTGTAATATCTAAATTTCCTCGTCAGAGTGGAAAGTCTAGCTGTGTACTTGGTTACATAAATCATTATATTAACTTCCAAGCTGATGTTAAGGTTGCAATTCTCGCCAATAAACAAAAGACGGCAACCGATTTGTTCTCTAGGCTTCAAACAGCATACGAAAATTTACCACAGTATTTGCAGCAAGGAGTTCTTGAGTGGAACAAAACTTCACTTAAGCTAGAGAATGGATCTTCAGTAGTATGCGCTGCAACTTCTGCATCTGCTATTCGTGGTGGATCGTATAACTTTCTACTACTAGATGAGTTTGCATATCTGCCGCAAAATATAGCAGAAGAGTTTTATGCATCTACATATCCTACAATTTCTTCTGGTACGACTTCTAAAATTGTAATAGTTTCTACTCCCCATGGATTAAATCATTATTACAATTTGTGGGTGAATGCTTCTAGACCAAAAGATCATCCTCTTAAAAATAAATTTGTACCAGTAGAGATAAGTTGGAGAGATGTGCCTCTTTATCCGGGTGGGCCAAATAGAGATGATAATTGGAAACAAGAAACAATTGCAAACACAAGTGAAGAGCAATTTAATCAAGAATTTGAATGTTCTTTCATTGGTTCATCAAATACCCTAATATCATCTTCAAAATTGAATGTTTTGGCCCCAAATGATCCCTTAGAGAAAACAATGGAAGGGTTAAAAATTTTTGAAGAAGCTGATCCAAAAAAGACATATTTTTTGCTTGCCGATGTTTCTAGAGGCACTGGGAATGATTACTCAGCCTTTGTGGTTGTTGAGGGATCTAAATCTCCATATAACGTAGTTGCCAGTTTCCAAAATAATACAATAAGCCCATTTGCCTTCCCGACAATAATTAAAAATGTTGGAGAAAAGTATAATAACGCCTATGCTCTGGTAGAGGTTAATGATGTTGGAAGTCAAGTTTCTACAATTTTATATAATGACTTAGGATATGAAAATTTACTTATGACCCAGACTAAAGGCGTAAAGGGACAAGTTTTGTCTCAAGGCTTTTCCAATGGCAGATCCGAATTTGGTCTAAGAACCACTACACAGACCAAAAAAATAGGTTGTGCGGTTCTAAAAAGACTAGTCGAAGAAGACAAAATTTTATTAAATGATGACAGAATTATAAGAGAATTGATGTCGTTTGTCTCAAAAGGCAGCACTTTTAAGGCAGATGACAATCAATCTGACGATTTGGTGATGTGTTTGGTGTTTTTCTCGTGGCTTACACGGCAAGAATATTTTGCAGATTTAATAGAAACTTCAAAAAATAAATATTCCCAGAATGAAACCGATGTCGAAGAAGACAATGTTTTATTCATGATGGGGGATAAGGATAAAAATAACGATATGATCCCAAAAGACGGATGGTCTGACGGGAAAGTTGTTTGGTATCCTACATGAAAAATAACTTATAAATAATAACGAGGAAAATATGGCAAATCCATTCAATGCATTCTTAGAAAATTTAAATATAGCTTCACAAACTCCAATTCTGGCAGATAAGTTTACTTGCGGGTTTCAATTTAGTTTTTCTGAAAATAATGAATCAAACCCCGGAGCTACTGCAAGTGGTTTGCACGCTATTCTGAATGGTTTATGGTTAAGTAAATCCTATTCTAATGCATATACAAATGGAAAAGGTCAAGTTGGGGATCCTTTATATGAAAGTTTACCAAAACCAGTATTTAACAAAGATTTTTATCCAGTAAATATTAATGGTAAATTAGTCTGGGTTATAAGAAGTCTTTCTCCGTTTATAAACAATTTAAATGTTTTAGATTCTACTATTGCTGGATGGATGTCACTTATTGATACTAATGCTAATCCTTTTATTGCACAAGGTTTATCAAATGGGTCGTTAACTCAAGCAGTTGTAGATGAATGGCAGTCATGGTTTAACAGATTTAATACTGTAAATTTTGCTGATTCTTATAATGGTTATGATGATGCTAGAAGCAATATTGCTGGAAATGGAATAGCAAAGCTTTTTGTTCTAAGCGATCAGGATTTTACTAAATGGCAGGTTAGCAGAGCTGGAGCAGAATTAAAAATATTAGTAGATTATTTGGCATATGGTGGTATAGCTGTAGTCGCTCCAGATTGGTTAAGTTTAAATAATTATCTTACAACTTCTGCAATAGCAGCACAGGTTAGAGAGGAAGTTGGAGCAAGTGAGTATCCTAATGATCCGGATGCAGCTGATAATGTTGCTAGCACTGGTTTATTTACAGGTCCACTTGAAGTTATAGTATCTATTGATAATGGTGGATTGATTGACACAAGAGTAGCTAGAGCTGGTTATGGAATTACAGGTACAAATAGAGTTGCTTATGCGTGTCAGCCCTATAGTTATGTAAACGCTGGGGTAAGCGCTGCTTTGGCATATGGCTTAACTGGTTCTGAATTAATTAATGATTATTCTTCACCAACTGGGCGTAGAAACTTTGTTACAATTTTTATGGAAGGATATGGAGCAAATAAATACCCAAACATTCCAATTATTCACTGTGGTTTATCAGGAACAGATTTAACGATTGCACAAGAAAGTTCAGATTTTACATATACAGATATATTCAGATATCCCGGATTAGATGGTCTTACTGGAGAAAGACTAGCTACTGCATCGAAAACATCTGGTCTTACTAGTTATAGACTTACTGAAGCAAATTATTCCGGCTTAAACAGGCTTTTTGCTACATTTGGAAAAAATGTAAGAGTAATTGGTTCCCCCAAAATTCCTGATTTTGGAAATGATTTGGGACCAAATTTATTAATTAGTACTCCAGCAGTTGCAGACGTGGCTGGAATAATGGCCTATAATAAAGGAATAAACGGTCTTGGGCAGTATTGGGCACCAATTGGGACAGTTAATGGTGTTGTACTTAATGGATCTCTTACTCCAACCATTAAATTCACTTCTGAAGATGCAAGTCTTCTTTCTTCAAGAAGAGTAAATTTCTTTGATTTTGATGAATTTGCTGGTCCACAAGGACAATACTTCCTAGCAACCGAATTAACCGGAGCAACAAGTTTTGTAGTAAATGTTTCCGACAGATTAAGCGTTCTCTGGATGGTCAGAAGCGTAAGAGAAGAAATTGAATCTTATGGTAGTTTAATAGTTGGTGAAGGTCGAGTTAATAATTCGGATTTATGGACAGAAGTAACTGACCATATTCGAAATGCTATAATTGATCCAAAGTATGGAAATTATTTGCAATCATGGACTGTAACTTGCGATAGCACAAATAATACTGTCAATGGCCCAACATTAACAGTTGATGTAGAGTTAACGCCAAAACGAATTACTTATAACTACACCGAAGGAAGTGGACCATCTGCAGTTTCTTCATTCAGACTAAATATAACAATCAGCTAATATGGCTCAATCAATTACAGATTTCAAAGCAGGATTTAATGGCGGAACCCGCGCCAATAGATTTAGAGTACAAATTAATTGGCCAAGTGTTGTTGGTACTGGCCAACAATCTACCCCACCTACATTAACTCTTGATTATCATGTAATTGCTGCAAAGCTGCCATCTGCAGAACTAGGCACTATAAAAGTTCCATATCGTGGTCGTATAGCATATTATGCAGGAGATCGTGAATATAAACCATGGACAGTTACCATTCTTGATGATACTAGCACTGGAACCAATTCTTGGAAGCATTTTCATAGTTGGGCAGATGCATTGGGTTCTCATGATGATAATACCGTAAATGATCCTACATTTTCACAATCTGTATCAGGTACTTCGGAATATTTAAAAGATCTTGATTTTATTCAGTTACATGGACCAATTACAACAGGACTAGGATTTGAGGATCATAAAAAGATAACTTTACATCATGCTTGGCCTTCTGAAATAGGGGAAATATCTTTAGATATGGGTGAAGGTGGTGGTCTTGTTTCTTTTTCCGTAACATTTATGTATGATTATTACACAATAGAGAAGGATGGAGATCCAACAAGTCCGTCTACATTTACAAGTGGTAAAAAACAATATCCCAGAATTATACCGGATGTATACAACCAACTAGGTTAAAAATATGGATATAACCCAATTTAAAGACACATTTAATGGTGGAACAAGAGGAAATCGATTTCGTGTAACTGGTGCTATTGGAAGTGATTCTTCTAAGACTCATACTTTTCATATACGTTCTACATTTATTCCCGCTGTTCCTCAAATGGTTTTAGAAATGAATGCTTTTGGGAGAAAACTTCATATTCCGGGAGATAGAGAATATGGTCCTTGGCAAATTACTCTTTATGATGATGTTGAATATTCACAACCCTCTGGAACCCCGTCCAGTACTTTACCTCCAAAAAATTTATGGAGTTTATTTACAGATTGGCAAAATAGTATAAACTTACATTCTAATAACACTACTTCAATTCCTGCACCATATCTTGATTATAAAAAAGATTGGATAGTTGAACATTTAAATTTAAATGGTACTGATGTATTGAAAAAATTTGTACTAAAAGGTTGTTGGCCAAGTAGAGTTGGAGATATAGATTTTAATATGACAAGAAGAAATTTTATAAACACATTTTCAGTTGTCATGATTTATGATGAGATAAGAATTAGAGATGTTCACTCTAATGTTTAAAGTATTATAATTTGTCTAAATATTGTGAAAGATTAATATGGCTATAGAATTTTTTGGATTTGAATTTGGCGAAGAAAAACCAAAAGAAAACACAGGTTATCTTTCGGTATCTAATGGTGGTCCTAAAAAACTAATTGCGTCAGAACAATTTGATGGAACCGTAGCGGTTGAAGCTGGCGGTGTATTTGGTACATACATTGATTATTCCACTACGATCAAAGATGAAAATGCAAATATCATTCAATACCGAAATATGTCTTTGTATCCAGAAGTGGATGCAGCGATAGATGAAATTGTGAATGCTTCTATAGTGTGGGGAACAGATCGAAAGCCAATTAAAATTGATCTTTCAGAAGTTCCATTGTCTGATTCTGT